ATATAGAGTTATCATTTAAGCTACGCTGGTATATTCTGTCGCGAAAAGCCACGCTGACTATTTCGCGCACTTTTGGGCTAGTAATTGTAAAAGTAGTGGGCTTTCGTGCTTTGTACGTGCCCTCTTTTAAGCTCTTTTCCAGTTTTAGCGTTTCTTCTATTGCGTTTAAGAAGTAATGCGCTGTACTATCTTTCCACATAACGCCTTTTCTGCATTTCTCCATAGAGTTATAAAGCGCATCAAACCCTATTACATTCTCTTCGATACTGTCCATATCATCCATTTTTTAAATTTCCACGACGTGTATAACTCCCAGCCCGCAGGCTGTTTGTATCGCCGTAGTATTGTTTTGCCTTTTACGGCGTGGCGTTCAGCTCCTTGTGCTATTTTTATATTAGAGCGCCGCCCCTATGGGGTAGCCATTGTCTAACTGTATTACACAATCTGGCGCGCAGCGATTAGCGTTGATAGCGTTGTTGTTGTTGACGTTCCCGCCCGCGTTCACGTTCCACGTATTGTACGAGTTCCCGCGGTTAGCACTACGCAAGCGCACGTTCTGGGTATAGCTTACAGCCACAAATAAAAGCTATAGATTTCCATAGCGTTTATTATCTCCTGCTTTCCACTCTCTAATAGCGTTTCTGGTGTTAATTATCTTTTGTCCCCAGTATTTTACGCGTTTGCTTTTTAAGTGGTATACGGGCTTAGCCATTTGCACGAGTGCCAGTAGTGTATTACACTCTCGCGCGGCCGCCTCTTGTAGCCCTTTTCTCTGTTCCCAGTTCTCCCGCTCGCCGTCTACTCTAATATTGTTTGCTGTCCAAGCGTATATAAATACATTCTTGGCGGCTCTAATAATATCGTCTGTTAGCGCTGTCTGGTATTCTGGCAAAAATACTTTAGGGTTTCTGGTTATTCTAATTGTATAAGTCGCTAAGTCGTTCGCCTTAATAAGCACGTCAAACTTGCCTTTGCCTCTCTCACTTTCTGGTACTGACACGTCGTTTAGTCCTTTCTTTGTCGTATTCCCTACCCAGCCAAGGCGTTGGCTGGGTACTGGTTTAGATTAGCAAATTGCACAAGCTGGCGCGCAGCGACTAGCGTAGATAGCGCCGTAGCTGTTGACGTTCCCGCCCGCGAGCACGCGCCACGTATAGTACGAGTACCCGCGGTAAGCACTACGCAAGCGCACGTGCTGGGTGCTTGTCTTGTTTTCGATACCATAAGTAATATACTCTGGATATACGCTCGGATGCCAGCTACTAGGCTTTGTAAGTCCTAGCGCTCTTTTCCAGTAGTCCCAGTACTCGCCCTCTACGCCTGCAAGCTGTGGCGTTGTGTAAATCTGCTCCAGAGACGGCAAAAAGAACTTGTCGTAGGTATCTTCGCTCGTTCCGTCGCCTACGTCTGTTACTGTATTAAGCGCCGTGGTTACTTTAATAGGTGTTAGGCAGTCTAAAAACTCCTGCTCAAAGCCACTTAAAAAGCCTGCCTTTGTTACTTGGTCTACTGGTCTGTCGTAGTTGTTCTGTGGCGTCCACCATTCGCCAGCGCCTGCCTCGCTATTAAGCCATTGTCTAATAGCACTCTGTCCCCAGCGGTTGTAGCCGTATGCTGTGCTCTGGATGCTGTTAATATTGCCGTCGCCTGCTGCCGTAAATGTTCCAAGTAATGTACCCTTAATACCCTCTGTTACGCTAACTGTTTCCTGCGGTTCTGTAGCTGTCTTGCTCGCGTAAGCGTATACTTTCCAGCTGCTAGGCGCATTGTCTGGCGCACCTCTAAAGCCTGCCAGCTGGCCGCCTGCTGGTACTGCCTGCGTAAGTGTAAAGTGGTATGTCTTGTCTTTTACTACATTATCGCCCCAGCTTGCGCCCATACTTACGTAGTAGTCGCCTGCTGCTAACTCTGTTTCGCAGTAGTAAAAAGCTTGATACTGGTTGAACTGTACGCCAAAAGGTGTAGCATAATGCCATTGTAAATACATAGCTGGCACTACCTCGCCGTCCTTTAGTGTAACTTCTCCGTGGTGCACTACGTCCATAGGTACTACGTACTCTGTGCCCGTTACTCTGTCTGTCCAAGGTACGTTAATCTGGTCGCCGATAGCAAACACGTTAGCTGCGTTTCCAGAACGTACCAGCTTTCTAATAGCTGCCATATCCGCAAGCTCGCCAGCGTTAATATTTGCAAGAGTTCTTAAGCTGTACGCTATATCCTGCATTGTGCTGTCTTTAACTAAGTCTATACTCTGTGTTGACATATTGTTTAAGCTCCTTTCTATTCTTCGCCGTTATATGTAAGCGATAAGCTGCCGTCGTCGTTCTTTAGTAATAAAAAGTCTCTGTCTGTATATACCGCAGCTGCTGCCTTGTTGGCGCTTTCTGCTGCTGCGTTAGCTGCATCTGCGGCCGTATTAGCGTTGCTTGTGGCTGTGGTAGATTTTGTAATAGCTGTGTTTACAGCATTTGCATAGCTGGAATACTCCGCTATAACTTGGTCTTTAAAGCTTGCGTACCAAGCGTCGAACTGGGTAGTAAGCGCCGAAAAGTCGAACTGGTCTATAGCTCCAGTTACAATGCCGCATAGCGCGCTGTTGTATCTCGTGTCGGTAATATTGTTAATAGTTACCTCTATAGCGCCTTTTGCTACGTAAATATCCGCTAAGCCCAGCTCGTATACTTCCGTAGTCCTTGTCAATAATGGCGCTGTTGGGCTTGCTGACGGCACGCCTACAAGTATGTCTATAAGCATTTGCCTACCCGCTAAGTCCCAGCGTAATACTACTCGGTCTATTCTTGGCAGCATCCCGTTTGCTGTAGGTAATGTAAATACTTTGTCGCTGTCTTGCTTAAATGCGTAGCCGTTAATAAAGCCCTTGCCTGCTTTTACTTCTACTTTCATTCCGCTAGTTGCCATTACCTGCAAGCCCGTAGTAGGTGTAGGAAATACGCCATTTGCTACGATAGCTCCGAAGTACCACGCCCAGTCCTCGGCTTTTATAGCTCTGTCGCCGTCTATGCTGTTAAATGGTAGAAAATTTGCCACTATTTTTACCTCACTTTCCTAATTTTATCTAGTAAGCTCGGCTCGCTTTCTCCAAAGGTCGCCGCTATCTCTTTTTTGCCTTGCTGGTATGTCTCGCTTATAGCCGTTATTCTGGCGTCTAGCTTAATATTCCAGCTTTTGTCTAAGCACGTTACCCTATCCCCTATGTTGTAGTCCTCTTTGTACCTCATAGTAGACTGGGTGTTTATGCCGCTTTCAAAGTTCATAGTTTCTTTATAGCTACTTAGCTCTGTGGCTGCCTTTGTTTCTAGCTGCTCGTAGTAATCGTCTAGCGGTATTGTTTGCTGCTGCCCGTCGTCGTCAGTATATGTTCTGCTTATGCTGCTTGCGTCGCAGTATACCTCTTCCAGTTCCAAGCCTGCTGCCTCTTCCGTATATGCCGTTACTATTGGCGTATCTGTTTCGCCGTCCGCTGCCTTGCCTGCTACTACTATAAAATTCTTTCTGTTTTCGTTGCAGGTTTCGTACTCTTGGTCGTTTACGTTGTCAAACTCTCTAGCAAATATACAAGGGTTGTTGCCGTCGTTATTTCCTGCGGTTAAGTCCTTGCCTTTAAACAGATAAAAGCCGTAGCGCTTGCCTCGCTCGTCTATGAGTATATCGTAGCCAAGCTTTCCAGCCTGCGCCTCGCTTTTTACTTCTACGCCAAGGTCTACGTATACCTCGTTGCTATACTTTGTAGCTGTGCCGCCTAAGTCGTCCTGCTTAATAATAGCAAACTGCGGGAACTTTCTAGCGGCCGCTGCATCTGCTCCGCAGTTCCTGCTTACCAGCATATTTATTACTTGCTGCTTTGTTCCCGTTGTTACTATTTGCTGCATAACCACTCTTTTACTAAGCCAGCGGCTAAGCATAAAGCCTTGTGCCTCTATTTGCTCCTGCCCTTTATTGTCCTTAGTGATATTTACATAAGTTACCTGCCCCGCGCGACGCCAGCTCGTGCCCTCGCTGTCTACGTGGTCTGCGGCGCCGTCGTGCTTGGTAATTATGTTACCTTTAACAAGTAGCTTAAGGTTATTTGCCGTAGCAGGTGCTAGCAGCTTAAACGTGCCTACATCAAAGTATTTTACCTGCCATATTAGCGTTACTATTTCGTCTATTGTGCCCGCTGGCTCTAACGTCTGGTCGTATATTCTAATATCCATAGGCTATACCCCCAAGTACTGCGGGTTGTAGTATATGGTTACTTCCATATTGCTTGTGCCCTCGTCTGCATTGTATCTGTACGTATTATCGCCTATATCCATTTGTAAAAATGTGCTATCTACGTCCAGTGCTCTAAAGTAGTCTAATTGGTCGCCGTTTCTTGTTAAAGTAATATTTTTGTTGCCGTATTCTGTGGTAATCTCTATTACGTCGCCTGCTGCCATTTCCATATTAAGCTTGATGTATTCGCCCGTGTCCATATTTCTTATTTCTGGGTTTACTACCTTTGCCACGGCAGCTATTTTAATGCGCATACTTGTAGATACGTCGCCCTCGTTATAAAGATTTGTTATTACATTCTCTATTCTGTAGCCGAATATAACGCCGTTGCTGTCCTGCTCTATGGCTACTGGAAACTCTAGCGTTTCTACCCACTTTGCTACGTCCTCTTTCGTTTCCTGCTCGTTCTTCCAGAACGGGTTAGGGCACGTTAAGTCTATGTCGAACTGCATAAACAAGCCTTTTTTATAAAACGCTGGGCTGTCGCTTACTACGCAGTCTATAGTTTTTTTATAGCCTGCGTAGCTGTATGTAAGCTTGCCCTTTAGTGCTGGGTTAAGTATCTTAAGTGCCCTGCGGCGTAAGTTAATCGCTTGTATTTTATCTTTTGTTTTTAGATAGCCAGTTATGGTTATCTTTCTAGGCTCTATGCGCTGTCCCGTGTACGTGCTGCCGTCTTGCCCTACACTATTTGTAGTGTATATGGTGTTATCTACGTCAGACATACCCTTAACGTCCTTGCTTACGTTCACGTAATAAGAACTGCTTACGCCAAGCTCTAGCTTTTCGCCTCGTTCGTTAGTGTATATCAGCTTTTCGTATTCCATATACTACACCGTCCTTGCTATAGCCTTAAAGTTCTTTGTAGCTAAGCGCTGCTGCTCTGCGTAGTCTGTTTCATTTGCGTAAATGTACTGATTTACTACAAAGCCTCTGCCGCCTGCTGCCTCTTCTGTATTCTCGTTGCTTTCGCTGCTAATAGTGCTGCGCTTAAAGTTTACTGCTGGGTTTACGTCAAATTCTCGCGGGATGCTGTCGCTAATCATTTCGTTTACGTCTCTCATTCCGTTTTTAAATCCTACGCCGATACCTTGTGCAAGGTATATACCTACCTCGTCTCGCATCAGCCTAGACGGCGAATTGATGCCGAAAAAGCTTTTAATTCCGCTCATAATGCTATCGCCAAAGCCTTTTATTTTGCCTATTACCCAGTCTTTAGCATTGTTTATGCCATTCCATAAGCCCTGCACTATATTTTTTCCTACGTCCGTAATTTTACTTGGCAGGTTTTTAAAGCCGTTTACTACTCCGTTTACTACTGTAGTTACTGCGCTCTTTGCTTTGCTAAGCATATTTGTACCCCACGTAGCTACTTTCTGTACTGCTCCTACTATTGCGTTCCAGATTTTGTTAGGCAGCTCCTTAACTACGTTAATAATGGTGTTTACCATATTTGTAATTGTTTCGCTTGCCTTTCCGCGCATATTTGCGCCCCACTCTGCAATTTTGGTAACTGCGCCTATAATGGCGTTCCAGATTTTACTAGGCAGTTCCTTTATAAAGTCGATAATCGTAGTAACTATGCTTAGCGCGCTTTCCCCTATCTGTGGCAGCCAGCTTGCAAACGTCGTTACAAGCGTCTGTAGTACCTGCGGTAAAGCCTCTACCAGCTTAATAATAAGCGTTGGTATTGCCTCTACTAATTTCATAAATAGAGTTATGCACATTTCCAGCATTTGTGGTAGCCAGCTATCTATAGACGTAAGTAGCGTTACCAGTATTTGTGGTAGTGCCTCAATAAGCGCCATAACGATAGTTGGTATAGCGTCCACCAATGCCATAAGTAACGTAATTGCTGCCTCTAAAAGCTGTGGTAATGCGTTTAGCAACGTGCTTACCAGCGTGTTAATTATCTGCGGTAGCGCCTCTACTAAGCAAACTACAATAGTTGGTATTGCATCTACTAGCGCCATAAGCAGCGTAATTGCTGCCTCTAAAAGCTGTGGCAGCATAGCCAGTACTCCAGTAAGCAAAGCGTCAAGTATTTGTGGTAGCGCCTCTACTAATGCAGTTACGATAGTCGGTATAGCGTCCACTATAGCCATAAGCATTGTTATAGCCCCGTCCAGTATCAATGGCAGCGCTGCTATAAGTGTGTCTATTATCGTCTGTATAAGGTTTGGTAAAGCCTCTACGATTTTAACTATAATTACTGGTATTGCATCCACTATAGCTGTAAGCAGCTGTATTGCTGCTGCCAGTATTGCAGGTATGTTGCTTATAAGCGTTTCCACTATGTTAAGCACTACGTCTACTATTGCAGGTATAAGCGTTGGTATCGCCTGCGCTATTCCCGTCGCCAACTGTACTATAATGTCTACTGCTGCCTGCAATATTACTGGTAGCATTGTTATAATACCTTGCGCCAGCGTGTTAATAATTTCTATGGCCGCGCTGGTTATCGTCGGCAGCTGTTCTGCTAGCCCACTTACCAGAGACGTAATAAGGTCTGTACCCATTTTTACAAACTCTGGCAGCTTAGATACTATAAGCGATACTACGCTATTAAGCGTACCGCCTACTACTTTAGCCATTTCGTTTACGTTTCCGTTTGCCGCTTGTATTCCGCTGGAAAATTCGCCAAGGATGCTTACGCCGTCCTTTGCCAGCGTGTCTAAAAATGGTAACGCTATCATAGCTGCCGCATTTTTAAGCCCGCCCATTCCTGCTTTAAGCTGCTGTACTTTGTCGTCGAAAGCTCCAAGTGCTGCTAGGTTGTCGCCACTCATTACAGCGCCCATAGCCTCTGCCTCTGCGCCGTATGCCTTAAACGCCTCGCTGCCTGCCTCTATTACTGTACGCAGGTCTTTACTTGACTTGCCTAATAAGTCTGTAGCTAGGTTGTCTCGCTCTACTTCGTCCGTTACCTGCCCTAAAGCGTCGATAACTTCCCAGTACACCTCTTCGCTGTCTCTAAATGTGCCGTCTGCGTTTTGTACGCTTATTCCTAGTCTTTCGTATGCAGCTGCAGCTATTTTATTTCCCTCTGCCGCGTTACCCATTTGCTGCTTTTGCTTTTCCATTGTCTTAGTAAGCGTCTCTATGTCGCCGTCGATAAAGTTAAGCGCATACTGGTATTTTTGCAAGCTGTCTGTAGCTATCCCCGTATTTGCAGATATTGTAAGCACTTCGTCTGCGTAAGCGCCGCCAGATACTGTTAGCGCCGCCAGTCCAGTAGCTGCGCTTGCTGCTGCTGTCCCCAGCGCTACTACGCCTTTGGCTACTGCGCCGCCTATATCTGCCATTACGCTTTTAAAGTTTGCAAACTTACCGCTGGCTTTTTCTGCCTGCTCTGCGCTG